GTGGTCTCCCATGTATTTTTGGGGATTTGAGGGTCGAAACGTTCCTGAATATGCCATAAATACTATATATCACTCTTTCAGAAAACAAAACGATGGCACTTATTTCAATACCAACATCAATTGGCGGGATTAATATACCGGGTGGATTACTAGGCGGTCCACTTGGATCATTATATGATAGTGGCGGACTGGACTTTGTACAATATCCAAGAGACTTAGGTAGTTCCACCAAATCACATTCAGTATTCTTTACAATCGAAGAAGTGAAAGAAATTGGTTTAGAAGGTATGTATGTTCAAAATAGAGAATTTGTTGATACTTTTGCAGACACTGCTGGTAATGGACTAGATGCAACATCTGGATTTTCTTTTAATTCTGTTTCGACAGATGCAGCTGCTTTTGTAACAAATGCATCAGATAGTGTAAGGACAGTTCTTGATGATCCTAGTGCCGCTAGGTCCGCTGTAACATCAGGTTTAAATAATGTAGTAGACGGTCTTAATAGTGGAGCGCAAGTAGTTGCTGGTGGTGTAAATTTCTTTAGTGAGAGAAAAGGAACACCAGTCGGTTACATATCACTATACATGCCGGAAAACTTTTCTTTGAGTTCTGGTGCATCTTATGATGATAGTACAACACTAGCATCAGCTGCAGGTGCAGTACCACTTTTAGGTAGAGTTGTTAGTAAATTTACCGATGTAGTAAACAATGATGCCTCAAGAGTTATACTGAACAAAGCTGGTTACGTTTTCAATCCACAGAAACAAATGTTGTTTCAAGGTATTGATTTCAGAACATTCGACATGTCATTTACATTTACACCATACTCAGCAAGAGAAGCTGAAGATGTTAAACAAATCATTAAAATGTTTAGAAAGTGGGCTGCACCAGCTGCATCAACTGCTTTTGCAGGTATGTTTTGGGTGCCGCCTGCTTATTTTAACATTGATTTCCGTTTTCAAGGCAAAACAAATCCAAATCTACCAAGATTACAAAAATGTGTTGTTGAATCAATTGATGTAAATTATGCACCAAATGGATGGTCAACACACACAGATGGTGCACCGGTACAAAGTACTGTAACCATCACATTTAAAGAAATTATCTTGGTTGACAGAGCATCAATTGAGGCAGGATACTAATGCAATATTTTAATTCATTACCTAAAATAAGATACGTGGACCAAAACAATGTTGCCACGGCCTATACAAATTTGATGGCAAGAGCAAGTGTTATACCGAGTGTGTTAAATAATGCACTGGTATATTATACCTATGATATACAAGACGGTGATACTCCTGAAATTATCGCTTACAAATATTACGGAGATATCAATCGTTTTTGGATTGTTTTATATTGTAATCAATTAAATGATCCATTGTGGGATTGGCCATTAAGTTCAAATAAATTTGAAAAATATATTCTAAACAAATATAATACTGGTAATTTAAATTCTATTCACCATTATGAAAAAATTACCACACAAACAAATATAAACACAAACACAACAACCGTTGAAACTGAAACAATTTCACAAGAAGCTTACAACAGCTTGCAACCTAATACAACAACAACATATACATTGGGTTCAGAAACAATTCAGGTAAATGTTACGAGAAGAACAGTTACAAATTATGAATATGAAATTTCTTTAAACGAGTCAAAAAGAAATATAAAAATATTGAATAGTATTTATGCTGATAAATTAGAAGCACAATTTTTGGAATTGATGAAGTAATATGGCTGAAGATACTAACGCACCAGCAGGCGGACCAAGATATGCACAAGACTTCAACTTGGAAGCAGTGGATATTATTACCGATTATGGTGATACATTTAAATTAAAACACTTAGTTGTTGAATTGTCCTTTTTTGAAGACATATATTCTTTTGCATGTTCTGGTAACGTAATATTACGTGACGCTGTTGGTATTATTGAAAAATTAAGACTTGATGGTTCAGAATTTATTGAGATTATCTACGGAAAATCAAAAAAACAATCATCAGAATATAAAAATTCCAGAAAATATAGATTATATAAGGTTGGTAACAGAAAACCAGCTGGCAATAAAAACTCTGAATTTTTTACGATGTATTTTTCATCAGAAGAATTGTTTTTGTCTGAACAACTGAAGGTTTCGAAATCTTTCAAAGGAACAGTAATATCCGACATTGTAAGTAGTTTACTTCTGGATGAATTCAATGGATTAAAAGTTAATCCTAAAAAGATTAAATACATACAACAAACATATGGTGTCTATGATTTTGTTATACCTAGATTAAAACCATTTGAAGCAATAAGTTGGTTATCAACATACGCAAGGCCAGATATTAATGGCGGCGCAGATATGTTATTCTATGAAACAAACGATGGATTTTATTTTCAATCAATACAATCAATGTTTGCGGATACTCCTTATGCAACATACAAATATCAACCATCAGATTTGAATTTTAAAAACAAAGCTGAGAATATGTTTAATATTTTGGATTATGAATTCATAAAAACATATGACACCTTAGAAGCAACAAATTCTGGTATGTATGCCAACAGATTGATTTCAATTGATCCAATTAAAAGAACAAAGACCGTTACAAATTTTAGTAAAGATGAATTGGGATATACATCATCCGGTTCAGCAATCAATAGATTCGGTAAACATCAAACACAGATGTATGAAAGTTCTTTGAAACTGGCATTCAGCAACTCTAATCAAATTGACCAAGAATACATAAGTCAAAAACCAGACGGTGTGGCCAAAGATATATACATAGAAACTTATGTGCCTAATAGGACTGCACAAATTGCTTTGTCAAACTACACTTTAATGAAAGCAATTATACCAGGAGACAGTACTATAACAGCAGGAAGAACAGTTAATATTTTGTTATATTCTTTAGGAATGGAAGGCACACCGACTGCGGCCACAAGACAAAAAGATGAATATTTTTCTGGCATATACTTAGTCACCGCTGTTAGACACATCATACAAACACAAGGTGTATATCAAACTATTTTGGAATTAGCAAAAGAAAATACTAAATTGAAATATCCAGACCAATCATATTTGAGAGCAGTAAATGAATAATAATTTTATAGGTAAAGATGGATTCATATGGTGGGTCGGTATCAATGAATTCAGAGGTGATCCATTGGGTCTAGGCCGATGCAAAGTTAGAATTTTTGGTTGGCACACAGATAACAAAATAGATTTACCAACGGAAGATTTACCTTGGGCTCTACCCATGTATCCTATTAATCATTCAAAATCATTTTCAGCACCTATGTTGGGTGAATGGATTGTAGGGTTTTTTATGGATGGTGAATCGGGTCAGGCACCGGTGATGATGGGTGTTTTACCTGGACTAGAAAAAGAACCAGACCAAACAACACAAGAGTATATTTAAAATGGCAGATACAGTAGAACCAACAGGACCAGAAGCAAAAGATTTACCAATAGTTGGTAATGAAAATCTGAAACCACCTCCTGGTGCAGAGAATGATGGCCGTGTTCCAGGAACACCAACAATACCGATGTGTGCAAGAAGTGTTGTTACTGGAACAAGTAGAGGTAACAACAATAAAAAATTGGCTCACGTTTGTAGTTTTATTGATGAAATGAGAAAAAACATATATCTGAAAAAATTCATCAAATCTACAGCACAAGCAATTAGAGAACAAATCCGTAATATTTTGAAGATACTTGGTTTGAGTGATAAGTCAGGTGCATTTGCAGCAATTTCAGCTAAACTCAAAGAAGCGGCTCGTTGGTTAAAAACGGTTCAGAAATTTTTAAAAGACGTTATTGATTTTGAAAGATATGTACTAGCATACGTTACAAAAATCAGAGCCATTATTGCTTGGATACGTTCTTTGCCCGCTAGATTCTTAGCATTATTAGCACAATGTTTGGCCAAATTCTTAAAACTGGTTGGTAGTGTTTTGACGGATTTCTGGCAAGAATTGACAGCCGGATCAGACAGTGGTTTGGGAGAATTAGTTAGTTCAGCAAAAACACTCGCAAACGAAACAATTAAAACTGTTCAATTAGCAGGCACAGCAGCTGCGGGAGTAATTGTTATTGCTGGAGCAGCGACAACAGGATTATTGGTGCCAACTTCTGCAGCAGAAGTTTCGGCAGCAAATAGAACGATTGCAAATTACAATGCAACTTTACCAACAGCAGAAAATGTATCCGCTCAGGCAGTTGTACCGAACCAAAACAAATCTACACCTTAAATTATGTCTGAAATTAATTCACCTCCAATAGAAAATACGTGGACAGAACCAGAGTCTGCTGCAAACACATATTACCAACCAATATATCCATATAATAATGTGCAGCAAACTGAAGCTGGACATAAATTTGAAATGGATGACACACCAACCAGAGAACGTGTGTGCTTATCGCATAGGTCAGGAACATTTATTGAAATGCATCCGAATGGTGATGAAGTACACAAAGTTTATGGCAATGGATTCACAATCATCGTTTCAAATAAAAACATATTAATTGGTGGTGATTGTAATATTGAGATTCAAGGTAACTGCAACCTGAACGTTCTAAAAGACATGAATGTACAGGTAGGTGGAAATTATAACTTACAAGTCAGAGGTGAGACAAACATTAGGTCTGTTGGTGATGTAGATATTTTAGGTGATGCTGATGTAAGAATTACGGCTGATGAAAATTTTGGTGGCACAATGTATCTTGGTGCTGCTGACCATATATCCATAGCATCCGATTTGAACGTTGGTGGTTCGATACATGCAGACATGATTAATGCTGAATCTAGGGTTACCGCAGGCACAGGTGTTTTTGCAGGATTTGATGGATTCACAACATCTGGTGGTGTATCTGCTGGATTTCCAACACCAGCGACACCTATTGCAGTTCCTGGCCAAATTAACGCACTAGGTAGTGTGTATGCGGCAGTTTCAGTAAATGCGCCTTTGGCCAATTTCTCGTTAGCTAGAATTGGTGTTATGGATGCAGTATTAATGTCAGATAAAATCAATACAGCTATATTTGATACACATATTCATGGAAATGGTAATAACGGATTTCCAACAACAAACCCATTCACGCCCTTTGTAGGAGTATAATTATGACAGCAGTGGCAAATGCAGCGGGAGTTTTTCACTCTTTTGGATATAGTTTTGATGATCCAAATGGACACATACAAGAACTATCACAAGACACAATAGAACATTTGGATGCTATGCCTCCTTTTATTACAGATTGGCAAGCACAAGATATTGCAAATAAAGATTTCGATGGTTATTATCAAAATCCTATGCAAAGCATCATTATGTTAATATATCAAAATGCCAATGCAATTAGTGAACTTGCAAATACCGGAAACGGAGTATTAAACTCAGTAACTGTTCGCAATTCAGCAACACAATTAAGAAGTAATGCACAAGAGTTTTTATCACACACAAGTAGACTGTCTGGTTTAACTCCATATGTTGGAACAGATAATATTAATCCCTAC